TGTAACACCGGTAAGCACATTAGAAGTAATACCTGTGTAAGATATTTCTTCCGTTCCAATTTGTATAAAGTTTGTACCTGATGTTGGAAACTGAGCAGAGTCTGTTAATTCAATACCTGTTGTTTGTGAATCGTTGATGGTGCTTACTAAAGTTGTTTGTGCATTTCCAAGCGCTTCACCACCCCAAGATCCTAGCCCCCAGCCTAAAGCGGGAGTTTGTTCTGCTGCACCTACAGGATAATAATGTCTAACGCGAATACCACCCGATGCGGTTGCACCTGCACCTGTTTCTGCACTTGGCATGGTAATGGTTAAAGTCGTTGTTGTTGGCACAGAAGTGACCATAAATTTTTTATCATCAAAATCAGAGGCGGTATAATCTGAACCAGTAATCGCCGTAAAGTTATCTAATAAAATAATATCTTTAACATTAATATTGTGAGATGTAGAAAATGTAATGGTAACAGAAGTTGATCCGTTCGTTGTTGTAAAAGCGTTAGTTAAAGTATTTGTCGACTTAATTGGGTGAATATCATAAAAGATACCACCGTTATATGCATATAAAATTCTGTTTGTGCCTAGAATAGCAAACTTACTTCCAGATTTATTGATAATGTGATGTGTTTTTCTTGATGCTCCCGTAAGTTTACTTTCTCCAAGTTGAGCCCAACCTCCTATTTTTTCAGGGGTATTGTATCTAAATCTGACATTATCACCATCAATCCATTGGCCTTCAGCACCTGTAGCTGTGACTTGTTTATTGAACCCAGGTAAAAATTGTATCTTTTGTAACATATTTCTCCATACCAATTTGGCGCCAAGGCAAACCTGTGGTGTGGTGGTGAGGCTTACCTTAGCATGTCGAAATTATATCACTTTTTAAACCAAGATGGAAGACCAAGATGTGGTCTCTTATCAAACTGATTTTCTTTTGAACCTTTTGTTTTGGCGTTGTTGTAGTGTAGAAAAACTTGTCCGCAATCGGTGCCTTTGAAAGCATCTCTCCAATGCTCTAAAATATTGCCTCTGTAAACTAACATATCTCCAGGTTTTAAATCGACTTTAATACCTTTTGAGTCTGATTTGACATACTGACCTTTACTATTAACCTTACCTTTTTTAGGATCTGGCTCAATGTAAATAGGCCATTTGTCTCCACCAAGGTTAAGTGTGGTAGATATCTCACAAGAAAACCTATCTTTGTGTTTATGTAAGACATCGCCTTTTTTATAAATTCTAGCATATGCATATGTTTCAATTAATTTAAGACCTGTCTGTTTTTCCATTACCGGTTTGACATCTTGTAACAATTGTTCCATTGCAATATCACCATAATGAGAATACGTTTCAGGTACCTGTTCATCATTCCATACTCCAAACTCAGTTGTAAAAGGTGAAATATATCTTTGATCAAACATAGTTCTTGCAACTTTTCTTTTTAATAAAAAATATTTGTAAACAAAATCAGCAATCTTTGGATCAATTGCTTTTTTAATTATTGTGTATCCAGACTTTTTAAAACTCATTTCTTTTTCCTTCCTTTTGTGACTGTCACTTGTTTTCTAATTGTATCTGTAATCATTCTTCTCACAGCTTGTAGATTAAAATGTACAAATCTAAAATCTTCTACTCCTGGATCAACAGTATATTGATGTTCTAGATATGCAGGAATAAAAATCATCGTACCTGGTTTTGGTTTATAATGAATCAAAGGTGAAGTTGGTGTTACATCCTCTGACTTCTTTTGTGGTAAGTCATTCATAAGTTTAGCTTGTCTTGGATCATGAAAAACTGGCATAGATGTTTTTTCACTACAACGTAAAAAATAAAAACCAGAGACATGGTTATCATAATGGATATGACCTTCATGATGTCCACCACCTTTATCTGCAAAATGTTGAACCCAAAATTCTGTCCAGAATAACTCGTAGCCAGATAAATCATAACCCATATGATCTAAAACATTCCAACTCGTTGCTCCAATATATTCTTGAAATTCTTTTAAATCAGGATCATTAATTAAAGATGTAGAATGGTGAGACATACCAACATCACCTAAACCTTTTTTCTTCCATTTTTTTTCTCTATCTTTAATTGCTTTTTGATTATTTTTTCTTGCTTGTTTAATATATTTCTCACAAACCTTATCTACATGATCTACCCACTCAGGTATTTCAATATGATAGATTGGTGTTTGAAAATAAAATGATGTTTGTAAATCGTCTGTTTTTGCCATGTTATCTAAATGGATATCCTAAATTCCAAATGACTAAAGAATATCTCGTTCCTTTCGTTACAGGTTTAACTCTATGCCACACAAATGATGGAAACACCACGATAGAGCCACGTGGTAATATTTCAGTACACGTTCTTGTAATGTTTGGGTCATCCATATTTCTAAATTGAAATTCGAGTTCACCGCCTTTATAATCTTTTGGATCTGATAAACAACACGTTACCGATAATTTTCTAATCTTACCATGTGTGCTTGGGTTATCTGGATTGTTGTATGCAGATTCCCAACTATCACAATGCCAATCATAAAATTGATTGAGTTTATATTTTGTAAATTGACAAGACTCAGAAAAATCCCAATTAAAATTCCATCCTGCATTAGCGTTTGCTTGATGCACATAAGGTTGTATTTCTTTGTAAACCCATCTGTCGTTCATCCATACAATATTTGAATCTCTTTTTTGTTTCAAATCTGCAATTTCTTTTTCGTCTAAATCTTTACCTTCTTTTTTCTTTCGTGTTTGACCACCGGTAAGTGCAAGCTGTTCTTGTTGTTGATTACCATATTGAATTAACTCATCACAAAATCGTGGAGTCAATGCTGATTTAAAAAACCAATAGTAATTCTGTAAATTCATACTTTTTATAAAAGATAAATATCAACTATTAACTAATTGTCAATGTTCCAGAAACTGTAAATGTAGCGACTTGGCAACCGCCTGGTGTAGAAGTAACTGTGTTAGTACATGGACTAACTGAGAAAGTTGTTCCGCTTGGAGCTCTTGCAATTACAATACCAGATCCACCTGATGCAGAACCGTTTGTTCCGTGTGCAGTTCCTCCACCGCCACCACCGCCAGTATTAGCAGTTCCAGCTGATCCTTGACCACCAGGTTGATTTCCGCCTGTTCCACCACCACCTGCTCCACCTGCGCCTTGTCCACCACCTCCGCCTCCAGCGTATGTGGTTGCTGATCCTGTAATTGCATTTGGTGCACCTGCACCACCTGCACCGTTTGGTCCATTACTTCCTGCCGCTGTAGCACCACCTCCGCCTCCAGCGTGAGCTGTAGGTCCTGGTATTGATCCCGTTCCTCCAGGATTACCTTGTGGCGGACTTACTGGTGGTGTGTTACCTGATCCTGCTCCATAAGTTCCAGCAGCACCACCTCCAGAACCCCCATCTGATGCTGTTCCTGTTGGTGATCCTCCTGGATTGTAAGCTCCTACACCTCCACCTGCTGAAGTAATTGAATCAAATGTTGAGTCGGAACCTTGAGCACCTGGTCCACCACCAGCTCCAACTGTAATTGTATAATCTCCACTTTCTAAAGTTAATGATGAACCTTGTAACGGACTTGGTCCATAACCTGAAGCTCTGTAACCTCCTGCACCTCCTCCACCTCTTGTTTGAGATGTTGGAGACTGTCCCCCAGGAATTGATCCAAATGAAAAACCACCTGCACCACCTCCTGCTACAACCATGTAATCTATACTAAATAATTTTTTCGGCCATGTTCCATTTTCTAATGCTGCTTTTTGAGATTGTAAACTCCATACACCACTTGCTTTTGATAATTCTTTTACGATAACGATACCAGAGCCGCCTGAGCCACCTGTTCTACAAGGTGCTGCCTTAACAGCTCCTCCACCGCCGCCACCAGTATTAGCTGTACCTGATCTACTCGCTGCTGATCCAGTTGATGAGCTTCCACCACCGCCAGTTCCTCCTGATGCTCCTGTGCCTCCTGGCGCGGGAACAGGTCCTGCTCCTCCAGCTCCACCACCTGCATAAACACCACAGTTAGTTAATGTCTCACCTGGAAAATATGGACTAAAATCTGTTCCTGCTCCACCAGCTCCGCCTGTAAAAGGTGATGCTCCATTTCCTCCAGGAGCAGAGTGTCCTCCGCCACCTGCTGCACCAGTACTAGCTGTTCCTGTTCCGCTTGGATTGCCTTCAGGTGGATCATAACTTCCTGCATTACCTGCTCCTGCAGGAATACTATCTCTTTGTCCTGGTCCACCACCAGATCCTCCTGGTTTACCAGCTCCATTTGGTGCGTCTTGACCACCAGCTCCACTTCCTCCACCTCCAGTAGATGAATAAGCTGTTCCACAAAGTGTGATTGATGAATCTGATCCGTCTGAACCTGCAACTTCTGATGGTCCTGATCCAGGACCTCCTCCACCTACTGTTGCTGGAACAGTTCCTTGTGCTGATAATCCTTGTAAAATTCTTGCTCCACCTGCTCCACCTCCACCACTTCGATAGTCACTACCACCTGCTCCACCACCACCTGCAACAATTAATGTATCAACAATTCTTGTGCCAGGTTGTAATGTAACATCGCCACTAGAAGTTTTAGATGTAACAGTACACTTACCAAAACTCGTTGGATTCTTCTTACCTACGATTCCACCGTTTAGTGAACTGGATCTGCTACGTGGCATTTAGGGGATCTCCTATGACCAGCTAGAGCCGTTCCAAGAATAAACTGTTGGTGTTTCCGCTGTGTCGTTTGATTTTGTTGCTTTCCAACCTGCAGTCTTTGGACTTGCTGTGTCTGCATTGTAAGCATCCTCATCCCAATAAATATTATAAAACCAGACAGGTGTTTCTTGACCATCGTCTGTTATTGTTGGGTAAGTTACTGGTGCTTGCCAATCGTCACTTGAATCTCTCGACCAAGACGCATAAGGTTGTGGTGAAATAAATTTACCATCATCGCCTGCATCTGGATCAAATCGAAATCCGATTCCTGCATATTGTTTTCTAAAATTATTGTTGTAAGACGTTTGCTTCCAGCTTCCGCCTTTGAAGAAATTAGCACACCAAGTTTCACCATCGACGTGCATATCATTATCCCCAAGGGTTCCACCATTAGCAGGAATGTCATTACCAACAACAACCACTCTTTCTACGATCTGATGTGTATCAGACGTAAAACCAGTTGGGTCTGTTTTTGACTTAAGTTCTGCAAAATGTGCCATCTTTTTTTCCTCCTAAAAATGGTTATATTTTATTTTGATACATTAGTCTATATCTTTTAACTTACAGTTAATGTACCTGAAACTGTAAATTTAGCTACCTTTGTTCCACCTGGTCCACACGCTATCGTGTTTGTACAAGGTGATACAGAAATTCCTGGACCTGCAGCAGCAGGTACTTTTATCAAAACAATACCAGATCCACCACTTTGTCCAACTGGTGATCCACCTTTACCTCCACCGCCACCACCAGTGTTAGCTACTCCTGCACCTGCAGATGGACCTGAGTCTCCTCCACCACCTGTTCCACCTGATCCATTAGCAGGAGATCCTCCTGGAGCACCACCTCCACCACCACCTGCAAATACTCCACAAGCACTTGCTCCAGCATTTGATCCATTTGCTATATAATAAGGTTGAGGTGCTGTTCCAAAAATAGGAGTTACACTTGTTCCGTCTCCTCCATCTCCACCTGCTCCAGGTGTACTTGTTGGTCCAGCATTTTCTCCAGAAGCTCCAGAACCTCCTCCGCCTCCAGCAGAGAAAGGAGAAGTTGCCGAATTACCACCAGGATTACCTTGAGGTGGTGATGTTGGAGGTGTATTTCCTGCACCTGCTCCTGTAGCGCCTCCTGTAGATGCGCCACCTCCACCTGATCCTCCTGCACCACCAGATGTTTCTGGTCCGTTATTGTCTCCACCGCCACCACCTCCAGCAGATACAGTGCCAAAGAAAGATGAATCACCACCACTATTACCCCGACTTCCAGGTGAACCAGGTGCTGCTCCTCCAGCACCAATAGTAACTGAATATGTTCCACTAGCAACAGAAATACAAGTTTGTGTTCTTAATCCTCCAGCACCACCTCCACCACCTTTTGGAGAAGCAGGAGAACCACCACCTCCACCTCCGCCAGCGACTACTAAATAATCTAAACTTACTCCACATCCACTATCTAAAATTCCTAAAGTCCCTGAAGCTGTAAAGCTTGCAATTTGTCCACCATCTGGTGCTGCGGATACTGATCCTACGCATCCTGGACTTGTTGAGAAAATAACTCCTGCACTTGATGGAGCTCTTACAATAACAATACCTGATCCTCCAGCAGAACCTTTTGAAGCTCCACCTGCACACGGTTGGTTTCCTAGACCAGCTCCACCTCCACCACCACCAGTATTGGCTGTTCCTGCGGTTGATGCTGTCGGAGTTGCAGGGGCTTGACCACCACTACCTCCACCACCTGCGCCACCTGTTCCAAAACTGCCACCGGGTGATCTATTACCTCCACCTCCACCACCAGCATAAGATGTACAAGAACCTGAAATTGCATTAGGCGCACCTGCTCCACCTGGACCACCTCCTGGTCCACCGTTACCTCCAGTAGCGGTTGCTCCACCACCTCCACCTGCTCCAAAATTTGCAGCGCTTGGTCCACTAGAGGTTCCTGTTCCTCCATCATTTCCTTGGGCGGGACTTACGGGAGGAGTATTTCCTGAACCTGCAACGTTTGTAAATCCTGGAGGATAAAATTCTGTTCCTATTGCACTTCCTCCACCACCTGATCCACCATCAACCGCAGCAGAAGTTGCTCCACCACCACCTCCACCACCTGCTGATGTAATTGTTGAAAATACTGAGTTTGATCCACAGCCACCTGTTGCACCAGCGTTACCTGGAAAAGAAGCATTTGTTCCTGCACCTCCAGCACCTACTGTAATTGAATAACTTCCTAAACTTAATTCTTGCGCTGTTCCTTGTAATGGACTCGGCCCATAACCCGAAGCACGATAACCTCCTGCTCCACCGCCGCCACCAGCAGATCCTGAAGCAGCAGATCCACCACCTCCACCACCAGCAACGACCATATAATCTATATTCACTAATCTCTTCGGCCATGTGCCATTATCTAATTCATCTAATTGTTCTGTTAAATTCCATACACCACTTGCTTTGTTTAATTCTTTTATAACGACAACTCCAGAGCCACCAGATTTTCCACTATTAGCAGCAGTTCCACCGCCACCTCCACCGCCGCCGGTGTTAGCTGATCCTGCTGTAGAACATCCTGGACTAGCATGAGGTGATCCTGTTCCGCCACCTCCAGCGCCTCCTGGTCCACCAATTCCATCTCCTGGTGTTCCAGTGTGTGCTCCACCGCCACCACCGCCTGCAACAACTCCGCATGCTCCTACTGTTGCAGAAAAATCACTTGAAATATTTTTACCTGCACCACCTGCTCCCATAGTTTTACCTGCACCTGAACCACTTGCTAAGGGACTATTTGTTGGAGTATAAACTCCACCTGCTGCACAAGCTCCACCGCCACCGCCACCCATAACACCTTGACCTGGAATATGTGCTCCGCATCCACCTGCATTTCCATAATATGTAAAACCTGTAATGGCTGGTTGACTAGGTTGTGTTGCACATCCTCCTGGTCCTATTCCACACTGGGTAGGTGTTCCTGAGTTTGGACCAGAACCTCCACCACCTGAACCTCCAGGTGAGCCACATCCTTGTGGACCTGTTCCACTTGCGTAAGACCCACCTTGACCACCGCCTTTACCAGTAATTGTTGTTGAACCTATTGTGATAGAAGTATCATTACCTGGATTATCTGATCCACTTGGAGAAGTTGATCCTCCTGCTCCAATGGTTACTGGAGCTGTTCCACATGCTTCGTAATTAGTTCCTAAAGCTAGACCTCCTGCTCCACCTCCACCTCCAGCAATGTCTCCTGAAGGACCACCAGTGTTACCACCTGAACCACCTCCACCTACGACAGCGATGTTTGCAACTTTAGTTCCTGGTTGAAAAGAATGACAACCACTAGAAGTTACTTCTGTAACTGTGCATTTACCAAAACTGGTTTTATTGACTGGTCCTATAATTCCGCCATTTGCCATAGCCTTCTAGAACCTCCTTATGCGTCGTCTAATACTTCGAATGATATGAATAGATCTAAGTCCGAAGCGGCACTTGCTCCACCTTTTAAAATATCACCTTCTCTTAGATAGATTGGTGTGTCCACTAATACTAACGTTGCGTCAGCTGGGACAGAAACTGTTTTTGCTAAATAAACATCGGCAGCACCACTTGCTACAGTTGCACCTGAAGATGTTTGAACACTTGTATCAATAAAAACAGTCACGTCTGCTGCGTTTGCTCCGTCAACGTTTGCAACTGTCATTCTATTAATTTTAATTAATTTATCTGCAGACACAGTCATTAAAGTTGTAGTCGTAGTCGCTGTTAAATTCCAGCCGACCGACTCACCTCTAATGTCTGTTACATTTACTATATTTGGATTTGCCATAATTGTCTCCTTTTATCCGAAAACGATTGCCATTGCAATAGCTTTTCCAATACCGATTCCAGCATCAGAGAAGCTTAAAGCTCCAGATCCGTTAGTAGTTAGCGCCTGTCCGCTAGTTCCATCTGCGGAAGGTAATGTTAAAGTTAAGTTAGAACTCACTGTTGTAGGGGCTTTTAGAGCCACATACTCGCCACCACTAGCGTCTTCAAATCTGACTTCATTTTGATTAACTAAATTAATCGTTGATGAATTTGCTAAAACGTCTTCAATATTTGGATTCGTTCCATCATCTGCTTTTGCAAAAAGAATTTTTGTACCTTTGTCTGTTGTTGAAAATGTAATTGAAGAACCACTACCTGTTGCATATTTAAACTGAACGGTGTGAGCTCCAGAAGTAGAATTTTTTATAATATAAAAAGTTTGAACATCTAATGGGATTGTTACAATTTGATTTCCTGTAATTGTACCCGTGAACTCAATCATTCTGTGAGCAAGTGTTGCTCCAGTTGATCCATCCGAAACAGTTAAGGCTGTTGTTTGTGCACCACCTGCTATTGATTGTTGAGTAAATCCTCCAAGAATTTGCTCAATAAGTTCTAAATTCGTATTGGTCTTTGTACCCCAAGTTCCGGCATTCTCACCGGTTGCCTGTAATTCAACACCTAACGGTGTATATGTTGAAGCCATATTTTCTCCTTATGCCACGTCACTATAACTTGTATTTGATCCTGTTGCAACATTCGAATACGTATCATTCGAACCCGTTGAAACATCAGAGTAGCTAGAGTTTGATCCAGCTGCAACATCCGAATAAGTGTCATTCGAACCCGTTGAAACATTAGAATACGATGTATTTGAACCAGTGTCAATATTACCATACGATTCAATGCCAAGAATTCCTGGAGTTGATGTAATCTGCGGAGTAACTAATCCTTGTATAATATCATTAATTTGAACAACACTTCCTACACTAATATTAGCTTGGAATCCGTTAATACCTATACTTAGGTCATCTGGAGTTAAAGACCCTGTCGCAGACGTTGCTGCAACTCCTGTAACATTAACAATCTGAGTATCATCAATAACAACATCTCCTGTTGAGGCTGTTGCAGAAACACCTGTAATATCAGCAGGTCCAAATTCTAGTCCTAAAGTTCCAACACTTGTTGTTGAAGAAACTCCTGATATTGAAGCTGGACCAAACTCTAATCCTAAAGTTCCTAAATTTGTGTTTGATGCTTGTCCATCTAAAGTTTGAGTTGGACTAATTACAAAACTTACCAAACCAACATTTGTTGTAGCCTCTTGACCATCTACGACTGCGGATACTACTTCTGTAACCGTTCCTAAACTAATTTCTGCTTGTAAACCAACTAGGTTAACAACTTTGTTTGTTGAATCACCCCATGCAAGTTCACCCCAACCTTCACGTCCCCAACCAACTAGAGTTCCTGCATAATCTAAAACGGGTGTAGCAAAGTCAGCTTGTTGTCCGGTTGGAACAACAATTTCTGTAAGAGCAATATTAAGATCATCAACCTCACCCACCATGAAGTCACCAGGACCATTCATGACCAAGGTGTAAGTCATTTCATGACTTACAGAACCTACGGTGGTAGTTGCGGACTGACCTGATAAAGAATATGAAAACTCTAAAGTGGGACTACCTAAAGAAGCTGTTGAACTTTCTCCAGTTAATGCAGCGATTGAAGTTAAATCTAAAACAGGAGTTCCAAGTGCAGTGGTTGCTTCTTGACCTGATAATTCTACGTTTGAAGTTAAATCTAATGTAATACTTCCAAGATTTGTGTCAGCTTGTAAACCAGTTAAGGTTACTGTTTCATCTGCAAGGTTTCCCCATTCACCATCATTCCAAGATTTTGCTCCCCAACCAGTAGTAAGTAAATCACTCTCACCCCAGTAAGCTTGGCCCCAGGTAAATCGTCCCCATCCCGACATGGGTTATCCTCTATGCGATTCTGATGATCGCGTTAGATGCGTCTGCGGTTGGAAATTGAATTGTAAAAGTTCCGCTTGATACTGTTTTGTCACCACCGAATGCGATAACAGCGACAGCTTTATCAGATTGTGAAGAGTTATAAATTAAACAACCATTTGCTGTAAAAGATGCAGAAGTAAAACTTACATCAGAAAAATCACAAACAGCTGTAGATGAATCTAACACTGGAGTTACTGAAGTAAGTGTTGCGCCTCCAGCTGAATATCCTGTTCCAGACACTTCGTTTGAAGTTGAATAAGCAGTTGTTGATGCACCTAAAGTAGCTGAACTTGTAAATAAAGCTAATTTAAAAGTGTCACCAGTTGATGCGGTAAGGTCATGTGTCCCCACTAAAATTTCTTGCTTAAAGCTGTTACAAATTGCCGATGTAATTGCCATAAAACTCCTAACTGTTTGGCTGTTTTGATTGTAAAGGAATTCGCATAGTGCCGTCTGTGTAATCGTCTCTTCTACGTCTTCCAATTTGCTCTACAGCAAACTTTTCTACCTCTTGTTTATACTTATTTTCATACAATTGCAACATATCTTGTGGACCTTTTAAAAAACCATAAGTTTCCGCTAAACAACAGTATAATAAACCATTTGGAAAATTTAAACTAATATAATTAGATGTATTACTATCACTTAATGTATCAGGCATCTTATTAAAATGCACTCTAAATGAATAAGTTTGATCTGGAACTGGAGCTACCATCATTCTTCCTGAAGTCGTATCCGTATCTCCTGTAGCGCCCCCAAACATTGCATAATATTTAGGTTTACCTCTTTTAGCGGACTCAGTAGAGGGAATATATTCTTGTAAAAATGTAATATCTTTTTTCTCTAAATAAGTATTTGCACCTGTTGTAGCACTAGTAGAATCATAAACTTGAATAGCTCTGATAAACAAGGCTCCTGCAGGAGCGTTAATACTTTCTTGTCCTACAACTAAATTACCTGTTTGCTGTTTTCGATCTGAATCGACTGGAACATCGCGCATAATTCGATACTGTGAATTAAGTATAATATTTTCTAATTGTGAGTCTGATAAAACATTAGAATCTACTTCGGTGTAGTTTCTAATTTGTGACCTTAAATCTGATACGGTTAATCCTGCCATTATGGTGTTAACGTGACGGGTCCTGCTGTCACCGTCATTCCTCCTCCTTTTTCAGTTACGGTAGGAGTTGATCCTAACGTAAATGTATAATTATCGGTTCCTGTCACTGTTATACTAAATCCAGAAGAACTTTCAAATGCTGTAAAAGCTACTCCTCCAGGACTACCATCTACATTTCTAAAGACTACAGTATCAGATGATGATCTTCCGTGTGAGGGCTCTGTGACTGTAATCGTTGTTGATCCTGATGTAATATTAAAAGGATTACCTGGTAATAAATTTTGTGTTGCTGGCTCTGTTCGTGCAGGTCTTACAGTTCTTAAACCTTGCGGATCAGCTGTGTGTGGTTTTGGTTCTAGTTGTGGATGTTTAGCCTCAAACTCCGATATATGAACAAAAGATCCGTTCCATTCTCTAACCATTTCTTTGTATGGAAATTCTTGACCTGATCTATCCGATATAAATTTTGCGTATTTTCCTGAAGCAGTATTAGACATTTGGATAATAAGTTTTAGGGGTTATAAATGAACTTGAAGAAGAACCATCTTCTTCTAAAGCACGTTGTAATTCATCTTCGTATAACAATTTTAATTCTTGAGTTCTTTGTGGAGCGT